AATAACTACGCTGACTTAGTAGCTTTAGCTGGACACGTTAGAACGGCTCTAGACTACGTTAGTGGCACTTATAGTGGTGTAGTAGTAGACAAGATATTCTATGAGTCTCAAGACGAGCTATACGATGATAGTGCTGGTAGTTTAGGCTTTTACGGTATAAGACAAGATTACAGATTTAACATAAATAGATAGATATGTATAAGATTAAATTAAAAAAAGATATTGAGTTTCGAGGTGTAGAATACATCAAAGGCGAGACTTATGAGGTTGGTAGAAAAGAGCGTAATCATTTCGCTAATGAAGACGCTATTGCAAAGCCAACAAAGAAGAAATCTAAGGAAGTCGAAACTTCAAAAGATTTAGATAACTAGTTATAAATTTTAAATAAAAAAAAATGGCAATTTTTAATGGAACGGATTTAATCCTAAAAGTAAGCCCTTCTGATGGAGGAGCTGATGCGAAGCTAATGCACTCGCAAAATGTAAGTTTAAGTATTAACGTAGACCCTATAGACATCTCTAACAAAGATTCTGCTGGTTTCAGAGACATCATTGGAGGTCAGAAGAGCTTTAGCCTTAGTGCTGATGGTCTTATGGACTTTAACCCAGCGACTGCTGCTGATACTGAAGTAGATGAGTTGACTACGCAAATGTTGGCAAGAACTGCTGTAACATTTACATTCACTCTATCTTCTACTTCTGCTGGAGACTATTTCTATAGTGGCTCTGGATTTGTTACAAGTCTAGAAATTTCTGCTGGTACTGAAGATGCACCTACTTACTCTTGTTCAATCGAGGGAACTGGAGCATTAACTGTAACAACTGTATAATCCTTTTGTTGGTTGGGGTATGGGCTTCGGCTCTGCTCCAACTAATAAAACTAATAACCAACAAAATGTACGAAATAGTAATAATAAACGGTAAAGACTACCCAGTAAGATTTGGGATAAATAGTCTAAGAAACTTCACTAAGGCAACTGGTAGAAGTTTACAAGATTTAGACAAGCTAGGAGAGGGAATGAGTTTAGACGATGCTTGTCAATTAATTCTAGCTGGTCTACAAGACGGAGCTAGAGTTAGTGGAAAAGAATGTTCTTTAAATGTTGATGGTGTTGCAGACCTTTTAGATGATGACTTTGATGCTTTAAATAAAGTATTAGAGGTATTCTCTACACAGTTTTCTGCTAAGTTTGAAGATGAGGGAAACGTGAAAGCCACGAAGAAAGTGGCGAAGACAAAGAAATAAACTGGGATAGTCTAGAGGCTGTAGCTTACGGTCTAGGACTTTTACCTAGTCAGTTTTGGGAGCTAACATTTCACGAGTTCTTTTGTATTCAAAAGGGTAGGAATGATAGGTTTGAATTAGAACAGAGGTTTGAGTGGGAGAGAGTACGTTGGTTGGCGTGTTGTAACCTACAGCCACATACTAAGAAAGGCCAATCCTTAACCCCAGAAAAACTTATTAAGTTTGAGTGGGAAAAGACTAAGAAAGAAATAGACATCGAACAACAAAGAAAGAGAGCAGAGTATGTTAAGAAGAAATACGAATTGCTAAAAAAGAAAAATGGCTGAGAAAACTTTAAGTATTAAACTATCGTTAAACGATAAGCAGTTTCAGAGTGCATTAAGGAAGTCTACTAAATCTATGCAGAGATTTGGTAACAAGATGCAAAACTTTGGCGATATGATGACTAGGAATGTTACACTTCCAGTTATTGGGTTAGGTGCTGCTGCTGTAAAGTTAGCTTCTGATTTTGAAGAAACGCAATCAAAGTTTAATACTGTATTTAGAGATATTAGAGAACAAGCTAATTTAACTGCAAAGAATTTAGCTGATGACTTTGGATTAAGCTCAAGAGCTTCAATGCAATTACTATCTGATACTGGGGACTTATTAACTGGATTTGGATTTACACAACAAGAAGCTCTATTACTTTCAAATCAAGTAAATGAATTAGCTGTAGATTTAGCGTCTTTTACAAACTTTGCTGGAGGTGCTGAAGGAGCTAGTCTAGCTTTAACTAAAGCACTACTTGGAGAAAGAGAATCTATAAAGCAGTTAGGTATAGCAATAACTGAAGCTGACTTAAAGAGATTTGCACAAGACCAAGGCTTAGTATTTAAAGAACTTGATAGAGTTGCTAAAGCTAACTTGACTTATCAATTAGCATTACAACAAAGTCAAAATGCAGTAGGAGATTTTTCTAGAACATCTGAACAATTTGCTAATCAATTAAGAATATTAAAAGGAGAGCTTGAAGATGTTGCTATAGAACTTGGGGTAGAGTTACTACCTATAGCTAAAAGCTTAGTAGGTGGCTTAAGGGATTTAGTACAATTTACAAGTCAATTTACAGATGAACAAAAGAGAGGTGCTTTACAATTAGCTGGATATGCTGCTGCTTTAGGACCTATAGTATCTATTGGTGGTAGATTAGTAAAAGCTTTTGCTTTTCTTAGAAAGTTCTTTTTAGGTAAGTTCTTACCAGCTATGAGATTAGTAGCAAGTGTATTAATGAATCTAACTCCACAAGGTAGAATAGTAAGTGGATTAATTTTAGCTGCTTCTTATCTTGTTACAAACTGGGGTAAAGTAAAAAAAGGATTTGATGATTTAAAAGATTCTATTTTAGGAGTTAAGAAAGCTAAAGATGAATTAGACACTTCTTTAGATTTTGGTATTCAAGGAGCTACTCCAGACCCTTCACAATTACAAGCGAACTTAATGAACGCTATACAGTCTGGAGTATTAGGACATAAGCCAAAGCCAGTAAAAACAAAGCCTACTGAAAGAACTCCAGATGCTAATTTTTCCTTTAATTTTATTGAGCCAATAAAAGCTACTAATGTAGAATTAAAAAAATTAAAAGAACTTACACCAGTTTTAAAAGAGTTTGAAGAGGGATTATCTTCTATGGATATAGTAGCTAACGACATTAATCAGAGCTTTATGAGTTTTGGTAATGTAATACAAGGAGTATTTGCTCAAGCATTACAAAGTCAAGAAGGCTTCTTTAAATCATTCTTAGAGGGTGCTAAACAAGCATTAAAAGCAATGTTAGCTCAGATAGCTGCTATGCTTATACTAAATGCTTTACTAGGAGGTACTGGTATAGGTGCTATGATGGGATTAAAGAATATAGGTGGATTAGCTGGTATAGGAGATGTATTAGGAGGAGTAGGTAATGTTAATGCTAATTCTGTAGGTGGAGGAGTAGGACTAAAATCAATGATAAATACTGGAGGCTCTACAGAAGTATTTGGTACAATAAGTGGAGCTGATATATTACTAAGCTCAGATAGAGCAAAAAACAATAGAAACAGAACAAGAGGTTACTAATGGCTAGACTAAAAAGATTAGAGAGTAGTTTTCAAAGTGATAATGGCACTTATTACCGTATAGAAGTATATGATAATAATGCTTCTGCACCTACATTATACACTCCAGACTTAGGACCAGATGGATTTACTTTGACTTATCAGACTAACGATAACGATAGATTTACTGGACTTATACCTTCTGAGGTTAAATTTGATATAAACGTAACAATAGGAGGAGAGCAAGGTGTTGTAGATGATATTAGAACAAGTGCTTATGGAGATTGGGATATTGGTATATATACAAGTACTGACGATGTTACTTATAATAGGTACTGGTTTGGTGTATTGTTAAATGATATATCTCCAGAAGCTGATGCTTCTTTTCCAACTAGAATAACTCTAACTGCTGTATGTGGACTAGCACCTTTAAAAGATATTCCTTTTAATAGAAGTATTATTTATGATACACCATCTTCATATCAAACTATCAACTATTTTAGACTATCCTTTGTCAATCAAATTAGTACTGCTGACAATTACTTTGGAACTAACGATTTATTTATAGCTACTTATGTAGATTGGACTACTGATACAATGACTAGACAAGTACAAAGAGACCCTTTAAATGCTAGTAGATTTAACTTTATGGCTTTTGTAGATATTGCTGACGATGGTAGCAGAAACTATAAAACTGCATTTGAGTTATTAGATAGCATATGCAAGTCTTGGGGAATGAGATGTTTTATGTCAAATGGTAGATGGAATTTAGTACAAGTAAATCATTATGCAGACTGGAAAACACCATCGACTCAGTACTATCGTTATTATAAAAAAGGTAGCAGTAATCCTTATGCTAGTGGTAGTGAGTCAGCAGTATTTACAGAAGGATTTAATATAAAAAGATATGGAGGTAAGTTTGACTATTTACCTATTTTAAGAAGTGTAGAAACCAACTACAATCACTTACAGCCCTTTGATATGCCATTCTTTTACTATAACATAGATGGCGATACTTCTACACAATATCAGACTACACTTAACGAGATACCTATATGGAATGGCTACCAATGGAACAACTCTAACTATACTGGTGCAGCTTATTCTATTAACAACGCTCCTACTGATAAATTAATAATTTCTTTAGGTAATGTAAATGCTTTAACTGGTAGTAGTATTTTATTAAATAGAGACTTCACAACTAGATACAGTCAAGGTATTTCTTTTTCTGATGTAAGTGGCTCACAGCAAAAGGTAAGAACAGATTTATTTGCTAGATTTAAATTAGTAGGAGATTCTGACACTTACTATTTTCCTTTATCTACTGCAATAGCTATGGATTGGACTACTACTGACCAATTTACATTAACTGATTCAATACCCCCAACTTATTTAAACAATACTGTAGGGTCTTTAGAGCCAGCTATTAATATAAATATACAGACTACAGAGCTACCAGTTGATGGAGATTTATTCTTCGAGATATTCGCTGAATGCTACTATCAACTTTATGCTAGTGCAGTAGCTGTATTAGGAGAGATAGAAATAACTGAAGCCACAACGACTACTCAAGAAGATAATATCTTAGTATTTTCTGCTCCAGAAACAAGTTCAGAGCAAGGAATAAAGTACCTATTAGATAATGAAGTACTATCTGCTAAGTTCTTTAAAGCATTTAACGCTCCTGGAGGAACTACTATAGACAACGGTGTAAAGTTTGAGATACCAGAATTATTTATAGGAACTGGTCCTACAAGTGGAGCAGTAGGTAGATTAGAGACATACAACTATACTACTAACTCTTTTGAGAATGGAATGAACGCTACTTGGAAAGCATATGGCTCTGGTACTGGTGTAGAGTTTACACAGCTTTTAGTAGAGGAAGTATTAAAAGGTCAAGCTGAAGGAGCTAAAGTATTTAACGGTAGCTTAAAAACAGTATCTGGATTTATACCACGTTATTTTAATGGAATAGAAATAGATGGCTCTCCATATATACCTTACCAATGCTCTTTTAATGCTAATGAAGATACTTGGTCTGGAGAGTGGTATGGAATAGAATTAAGTACTAACACACAAAATGTAGAAGTAAACATAACATCATTTGACGTTTTTGATGGTCAAGAAGCAACTGGTGGAGGAGATATATTTTTCTAATTATGGCAACACTATCAAATTATTTAAGAGGGGAATGTGTAGCAGTAGTACAAAGTGATACTGCTAGTCTTACATTAAGTTCAATTAATATAATACCTTCTACTGGCTCAGATAGATTACTTGTTTCAGGAGATGTAGTTATAATAATTTGTGCTGATACTGGCTTTCCTATACAAATTACACTAAATTCAGATGTTACATATACTGGAGCTAAACTGAACTTCGCTTCTACTACTGTTAAGCAATTAATTCCAGCAGGTAGTATAGTGATATTAGATAAAGACTACAAGTATAGGTCTTTATTTAGAGAATATACTATAGTAACTCATAAACTATTTGAAAGTGGACAAACTCACGGCAACACTACTTTGATTGACCCTTCAGAGCCTTCTTATATGAAAGTTAATGCTGGTAGTACTTGGGGTGATGGAGATACTTTAGCTAACTCATATATAAATAACAGTATATTTAGAAGTCCGCACGAAGGATTTAAATTAGAAAGAGTAACTTGGGATATAAATACAGATGCTACTACTGGCAATAATTGCGAATTTTCTTTATGGGCAAAGCCTATAACTGAGAACGGTAATACAGCTACAGATATTGAATTAATAGACTACTTTTCTATAACATCTCAAAACGACTCTAACTATGTATTTAATAGAGACATAGTGCAGACTGGTAGTTATGATAACAATGTATGCTTGATACCAGCATTCATAAAAACTGGAAGTACAACAAGCTCAGATAATTTCTACGCAACTTTAACGCTTTTAATAAGCACAGACCCAAGACAATAATGAAAAATTTAATAAGAGAATGCTCTGACGTTCTAACACTTAATATAACAACGTTAGCTATTACCTTTACACAAGTAGAAATGTTGCTCAAGATATTACTTTTAATATTATCAATTATATATACTGCTGATAAATTAATAAAAAATCGTAAAAAAAATGAAAAAGATAATCTGTAATATAATTTATAAAATAAGTTTTGGTAAGGTTTGCTTAGGACATTGTAAATGTAAGCTATAATGATTTATTTTAAAGTTGAGGAGTTTAATTGTGATGGTGTTATCTGTTATGATAAAATGGATTCTAGTCTACTAAAGATGTTAGATGAAGCTAGAGGTTACGCTAACACACCTTTTAAATTGACTAGCACTTGGCGTAGTGTAGAGAAAAATAACTCTTTAAAAAATAGCTCTAAAAACAGTAGCCACTTAAAAGGAAGAGCTGTAGATATAGCTTGTGCTGATAGTGTTACTAGACAAAAGATAATAACTGGATTAATAAAAGCTGGATTTACTAAAATTGGTATATCTAAAACTTTTATTCACGCTGACAACGATGATAAAACTGATGCTATATGGCTATACTAACTAATATACTAAGCAACTTACTACCTAAAGCTGATAAGATAATTGATGAGGTAATAACCAGTCAAGAGGAGAAGTTACAACTAAAAAACGAGCTGCAAAAGATTATCCAAGAGCAAGAGGCTTTAATAGAACAAGAAGTCACTAAAAGATGGGAGTCTGACAACTTACAATCAAGTTGGCTACCTAGAAATATTAGACCGTTAGTTTTAGCTTGGCTTGTAGTTTCTACTACTTTGCTTATATTTATAGATGCTGGAGTAATTACATTTACAGTAGAAAAGCAATGGGTAGACCTATTGCAGATAGTTCTTATTACTTGTATTGGTGCTTATTTTGGCTCAAGAGGTTTAGAGAAAATCAACAAAAAATGACAAAAGAAAAAAGGTATAGACTTAAACAAGATGAATGGCAATTAGTAGACAAATACAGAAACGACAAAGAAAGGCAATCTTTACTAAATGATGAATGTGAAGCTGCTGGTATTAATCCTAGTTCTGTTAGCCATTATTGGTACAAGAGCCAAAAGTTCTCCATATTTGCTAAACCCAATGAATTTACTAAAGATGAATTTTTACAATCTATTGAGGACCTTATATCCAACTATGCTCCTAAGTATCCCACCATTGATTATCCTATTAGAAAGGATGGGCACTTACTTATAATAAATCCAGCAGACGTACATATCGGCAAGTATGCTGATGCTTCAGAAACTGGTAATGACTATAATATAGAAATAGCTAAAGAAAGAGTTAGAGAAGGGGTTAAAGGTATTTTAAGAAACGCTGAATCATTTAATGTAGAGCGTATTTTATTTTGCATAGGGAATGATATACTCCACACAGATAACGTACATAAGACCACTACAAAAGGAACAGCTCAAGATACCGATGGTAAATGGTATAAACACTTTACAGAGGCTTTAGAGCTTTACGTTGAGGTGGTAGAGATGCTAATGCAAATAGCTCCAGTTGATTGCGTACACTCTATGAGTAATCACGACTATATGAGTGGCTTCCATTTAGCTCACGCTTTAAAGTCTTGGTATCGTAATACAGAAGCTGTTACTGTAGATGCTGAGCCTAAGCACAGAAAGTACTATAAATATAAAAATAGTCTAATAGCATTAACTCACGGCGATGGTGCTAAACTTCCTAATCTTCCTTTACATATGGCTCAAGAAGAGCCTAAGATGTGGGCTGACACTAAATATCGTTACTGGTACTTACATCACTTACACCATAAGCAACGCTATAAGTTTATGAGTTCTTTTGATAATATAGGAGTAACAGTAGAGTTCTTACGGTCTCCAAGTGGCACAGATTCTTGGCACTATCAAAAAGGTTATACTGGTAGTATTAAAGCTGTAGAAGGCTTTATTCATAACGAATATGGGCAAATAGCACACTTAACTCATATTTTTTAATATATTTGCAACGTTTTTTGGTTAACTTAATTGTTAACGTGTATTGTTTGGTTTGTAAAAAGGAGGGTATTTT